CCACCGAAGCGCCAAGCAGACCCTTGATGACGCGGGCCGAGCACGAGATGCGGAACGAAACGCCGTTGGCGTCGAACTTGCCGAAGCTCGTCTCTTTCAACTGGACATACCGTTGCCCGGCCGCGCCCAACTCCACCTCGCGCTCGCCGCCGAACGATTGGCCACCATCGTCCGAATAGTCCAGCAGCAGAACCGGATTGGCGTCTTCATCTTCCGTGGAATTCACCCCGACGCCCGTGATCGCATCGATATAGAGCGCGTCGATGATGAAGTTGCTGGGGAACATATGAACGGGCGGGGTCGTCACTTGGGCGACGATCACCGTTCCCTGATCGTCATAGGTGTCCTTGTTCTGCTTGCCCAGCGTCGCGTCCGAGTAGTGGCCGAAGATGTGATAGCCGCCGATCTGCGCGTGGCACTGCCACTGCCAGCGATCCAGCCCATAGGTCTTGCGGTCGTGCCACTGCCCCGTGGCGCTGTCCCAGCATTTGGTGAACGATGTTCCCGAGAGGCAGTAAAAGACGTGCTCGCCCTCGGTCCAGGCCATGGAGCGCAGGTTGGCCGGATCGGGCTCCGCCAGCACCAGCCGGTCCACCTCATCGGTGGAAATCTTGGACCCTGAATAGCCGTCCAGCACCCGGATGCCGTTGTATGTGCCCTCAACGTCCGTAGCGGCCCATATAACGCTGTCGGCGGCCGTTCCGCCTGGCGGGGATAGGATGATCTGCTGGACGGAACCGGCCGCGTAGCAGCCTATGCGGGCCGTCTGGATGCGGGTGAAGGGGAAGTCGCCCTGGCCGCCGTTGTCCACGTAGAATTCGAGGCTGCGGGAGCCCATGATGATGAGCTCGCGGCCCCTAACCGCCGCCATCACGTTACTGTCGGGGGAGGACTGGGCCTCCGTGAAGTCGAGACCGTCGATGGTTGCGTCGTCAACCGCTGAAATGAACCAGCGGCCATCGCTGATCACGAACACGAAGTAGCCGTCCACCTCCACCACGGCAATCGGCGGCGGAAGGTCGGCATCGGTGCCCTGGGTAAGGGTGCCGCCCGTGTAGATGTACCAGAGGCCATCACAGACGATAGCCACCTGCGGATCAGGCGTGCGCCGGTTGCGGGCCATGGTGACAAAGCCGTCCGAGGCGATGCCACCGACCAAGGTGACGGGCGATCCTCCGACGTTGGTCACGTAGAGCTGCCGCCCCGAGACGATCAGCAGTTGGGCGTCCACGGTCAGCATGGCACGGATGGCGCCACCCGCCGACATGGCATCCCCGAACTCATCCATGCCGTCGATGGCATAGATCGGCCATTCGACCTTGCCGCCCTCGCCCAACCGCTCGACGTAACAGTTGACGAAAGAGGCGAGCCCTTCGGGGCCGTGGCGTCCTTTGTTGGAGCCACGGCCGAGCTGGATGGGGATGGGATCGGCCATCAGAAGTAGGTCGCCTGCGTCGGCACGCCGGTTCGCTCGCGTTCCAGCAATCGATTGAGCAGCCGCCAGCCCTTGGTGCCCATGGAGACGAGCTGGCCGTCATCGTCAGGCTCGGTTGGAGCCGCCATGCCCAGTCCCGGCGCGATCTCCTCGGCGATGATCCGCGAGAGAGCACCGAACACGAGATCGGGGATTTCCGCCGAAGGCCAGTAGGCTTTGTCCACTAGGGACAGCTCGGCGTACTTGGTATTGTAAAGGGAGGTGACGCGGGCCTGCTGGGCGGCGGTGGGTGATTTGTTGATGTCGATGAGGCCCAGGCGAACGCCCAGGACATCGGTGGCGAGGTCTGCGACGGATTTGGTCATGTGTAGTCCGGCACGGGCCAGGATGACGGATAGAAGGCGGAATCCTGCACGAGGAAATCGCCTTCGAGGGCGATGACACCGTTGGTGGTCTGCCAGCGGAAGAGCCACCGTCCGCCTTCATCTGGCGTGATGTCGGCGGCGTAGTTGCCGGAGTCGATGCGGGTCACCTCGCTATCGGTGCCGTAGACGTAGGATGCCTCGACCTGGGCCGGGCTGAACGTCTTGAAGGTGACGGTCTCGGGGTCATAATCGTTGCCGTCGTCGTCGGTGAAGTTGACCCGAAGACGAATGGGCGAGTTGACGTAGTGCTTGCCGGGGGCGAGGGCCATTTAGCTTTGCCTTGGCCTATTGCGAGGACACCAAATGCTGCATATTCCCGACCCACGCTCGATCCCGCGTGATGTTCCCAAGTCTGTCTGGCTCGGAATCGCGGGCGGCGTGGCCGCCGTCCTGTTTGTCCTGTGGCTGATCCCGGTCGAAGTCGGTCAGTGCCCCGTATGGCTCGCGACCTGCTGACCTGGGCACCTATGGCGCGACCTGCTGACCTGGGCACCTATGGCGCGGCCCGCTTCAACCTGAGCGATGGCGTGGTGCGCGATCACATCAGCGATACCGAGGAAGCCGGCATTATCGCGTTGCCAAGCGGCTGGTTCCGCTGCTGGATGCGGCTGACCTTCACCCAGTCCGATGGCGTGCTGACGATCAACCTCCTCGACAGCATGGAAAATCGGTACACGGCCATCTTCGGCGGGTCGGGCGTGCTGCTGTGGGGATTGCAGGTCGAGAAGGGATCGCAGCCGACCGGGTTACAGCGCTCCCTAACCCGCCCGCGCCGTAAGCTGGGCGCCTCCGGTGCCTGATGCCGCCTGAACTGAAGGCCCGATAAATGTTGCGCTGGTCGGGATGGCCATCAGGGCCGACCCCATCAGGGCATCGGACATGAACACAGGCGCCGACAGCGGCGCGGCCTTCACGTCGTCTGTTGCGTTGTCAGACATCCGTCGCGCCCTCTTAAGACCAATCGCCTTGTGAGTTCCGAGTCAGGGCGCCGCCAGACATGCTAGACAGTCCCGATAGCGTCGTATCAGGCGTGGTTCCGCCGTTGAGACCCGAGCAGTTGATGTCCAGCTTCCAAATCTGCCCGGTGGCCGACCCGACATGAGCGCCGCCGACAGTGAAGTTGACGAATCGCACGACGGAACCTGCGGTGGCATCGATCAAGCGCGTGAACCCCAGGCTCGCCGTGATAAAGTTTGCCTGAGCTTGCCCGAGAGAAGCGCGGCTGGCTTCGTTCACGGATGCATGGAACACCGCTCCGCCCGATATGTTGTAGTTCGCGAGCGCGTTTGAATGGCCGCCGCGATCAACCAGGATGTGGACCGCACCGGGAAACGCGCCAAAGTCGCATTGCCCGTAGTCCATGATGCCATCTTGTGCCGCCCGAAGAGCGGCCAGAGCTGACCCCGCGCTGACGAACTTGAAACCAGCAACGTCAATGGCCGCGTTGTCGGCCATGCTGATGCCGTACTGGTTGTTGGGAACCGTCAGCGTGCAGTTTGCGGGCGTGGACGTGTCGCCACGCAAGCGAACAATCGTGTTTCCCTGCCACGGCACTGCAAGGCTAAGTCCGGCGCTGTAAGAACCGGCCGCAGCCTGCAAGGTCACGGTGTTGTAGTGCGAGTTGATGAACTTCTGGACGAACTCGCCTGCACCTTGGAGCGTGGCAAACGCCCCGGACCCGGTCCCCATTCCGTCCGTGGAGCCCGAAACCCCAACGTCGGCATCAGAGCCACTGGATGGGTCGATATTGAATTGTACGTTGCCATTCAAATCCCACACGCGAGGATAGTCGGCCACCCAGGCGCCGTTGACCTTGATGACTGTGCAAAGGTGCAGTGGCGCCAGCCGAAAATTGCCAAAGCCAGGAACGACTATGCCCTTATACCGTCCCGAATCCCGATTGTAGATCAGCACACAGAACGGGTCGGGATAGTTGGAGGCCGCCGCAAGCGTGATGTCGTAATAAGCGCTGCCGCCGGGGCACAGCAGTTTGCGATTGTGATCCGTGGATACCGTTGTCGCACCAGACACCAGGACTGGCGTCATGAACGTGGTGGAGGCCAGCGCCTCCGTTGCCATGTCCACCACATCCTCGATGACGGAGCCGGGCAACCCGCACACGATATCTTTTATGCCCTCCGAAAAGTTGACGGCGCTGCCGCCATTACTTGACGTGAGAACAAGCGTGCGCGTGAGAGCGCCGATGCCGGCACCGTAGGTGTATTTTCCCGTCTCCCATTGCGGCAGCCTGCGATGCGCAATGCTGAGATAGATGGTGTCCCCGTTCTCGCAAACATCACCCACGTTGCGATAATTGTTGAGCGAAGGCCGATCCAGGACCAGAGAGCCGGTCCCAGTGCTCGACGTGGCGTCAGCGACGCGATCTGGATATTTGTGAGCCATGTCTCAGCTCGTCATGCGAAGCAGAGGGCATAGAACGTCGCCGTGCCGGTCGGCGTCCCGTTCTTTGTCCAACTGATGGTGAAACCGTCCGCGTCGTAACTGGAGATGCCGCCCTGCTGGTAATTGCCGCCACCCGTATTCACGACCGGCAGCAGGGGATTGGTCTCGGTGTAGCCGTTCGAGAAACTGCTAATGGCTCCCTTGCTCCCGCTCAATGCGGCAATGACCCCCACGGTCGGCCAGATAGTGGACGCTGAGTTTGAGCCGATGAATACGATTGCTCGCGGTAGAAATCCGACACCAGTTACCGCTTGCGACCCCGAGGCGGTCGAAAGGTCGCGAGTAAACGAGACCACGGACAGCCGCGCAGGCGGCCCAAAAAATCCGCTCATCGACCCCTCCTCAAGCGTAGTCGATGTTGAGGCCAACGATATCGGCCGCCGTGACTGCGGCCGTGCTGTTGTCGGCAGAGCCGGTGACCAGACCGAAGCCGATCCCAGTCGCAAACGAAAGACCTACAGGGAAGTCGAAGGCAAAGGCCGAGAGCGGCGGCAATGCCAACGTCTTGCGCGGGGTGTCCGTCCCCACGGTTGGCGCCGTCGCCTTGTTATAAAGCTTCAAGTAGCGCACGGAGGCGGCGGCGTTGTATCCTTGAATGGCGTAGACGCGTCCCGCTGCGTTCTTCACCAACGTTGAGTTGTCGCTGGCTGCGGCCGACACGAGGCGCGACGTGGATGGAACGCCTCCCGCCTCCGACGAGGCGTTGATCTCGACATTGCCGATGTCGATGGTTGGAGCAGTGGAAAGCTGCGCATCGACGCGAAGCCGACCCTCTGGTGTCTGCGTAAGCGGCATCTCCGTGTTGGCGGTCGCGGCGGGAGAAACGTCAGCCGTGACGACCTGTGCCTTGGTGAGCACCGATGACATGAGTGTCAGTCCTTGTTCAGTGGGTTGGGACTAACTGCGTATCGGCAGGGACGCCTTGGTGCGCACCAACCCCTCGCGCAGCGGTATAGCCGGGCGCCAGTCAAGCCTCGACTCGGCGAGCGAGATATCCGGCCGGCGCTGCTTCGGATCATCCTGGGCAGCGGCAGGAACGACAGCTTCGACCGCGAGCCCGTCAGCTCGATAACCAGTTCGGCCAGCTCCCGCATGGAGAACTCGGCCGGGTTGCCCAGATTGATGGGGCCCAGGCCGTTCGACAAGATCGTCCACGGTGCCGAGCGATCCGCTGCCGTCCAGGAACCACACGCTGAAGCTGTAGAGCGTGTTGTCATCGGTATCGACCACGGTCAGACTCTTGATGATGCCCGTGCCGTCGTTGATGTAGAACATATCCGAGAGCGTTTGCGTGTCCGCCAACAGATCACCGTTGGCGTAGGCGCTGGTGTCGGTCGAGAGAGTAACGTCGCGTATGCGCGTAATGGCCATCGCATTGCCCTCATGGCGGGTGGAGCAGGGTTTGCTCCACCCATTGGATGCCGTTACGCCTTGGTGGCAGCCGTTGCCGGAGCAGCCACCGTCCACACCACCGTCATGCGCGTGCGGCCCGTCGAACCGCCCGTTGAGGCCGTCGTAACAATGCCGGAGATGGTGCGCGCCGATGCCGAATAGCGTGGGGATACCTGGGAGTTAGCGATGTAGGCGCCCGCCTTGCCACCGGCCAGCGCGAACGAGATGGACTCGCCAGCCAGCAGATCAGTCGCCTTCAGATCGACAGCCGTGAAGTAACCGTCGTCGTCGGCGACATCGCCAACCTTGAGGGTGCAGGCACCCGCGTTGTTCCACAGCGCCACACCGTTGACGATGATATCGAGGATGGTGGCGCCAGCCGGAATGGCGACCGATCCGGTGTAGGTGCCAGCGCCGGAGGTCTCCGTGAAGGTGACCTCGGCAGCCTGCGCTGGCGTCACCCAGCCGTTGGCTGTGTAGGCTTGCACAGCGGCATCGGTGGTATTGTAGATGTGGTCACCGGCCACCGCCGCGCCTTCGCCCGTCAGGGCGTCGCGCTGCGTGGTGGTGAGCTTCTGCAGGCGAAAGCCGGCGTGGTCGGTCTTGCCGGGGTCGAAGCCTTGACGACGCTGGAACAGGTTGACGGTATCGATGGCAACGCTGCTCATGGCGGCGTCCTTTCAGCGAATTGGGGAAGAGGAAGAGAAGGCGGGGCAGTTCGCTGCCCCGCCAAATCCGCGTTGGCGCTTAGGTGGATGCCGTGAGCGCCGTGGTGTTGTAGTCGGGGTCGACGAATCCCCACAACGCGACTTTCAACGCGCCAGCTGCGCCCGTGCCTGACACCGCCGCTTGCACATAGGCCCTGATCTCTGTGCGTGACGTGTACTTGTAGAAGTGGCCGGCTGGCGCCAAGGCAGACGAGAAGGTCGCCGCCTGAGAAACGGTGGACGCCGCGAAGAACCTATCTTGATCTCCGCTGTCGCCCACATTCCACGCAATGCCAGTCGAGCTATCGAGGTCTTCAGACGATATCGTACCTCCCAGCACCACGAACCCGGCCGGAGCATAGAACAAACCGACGCTGTCGTTAGTGTTGTCGGACATCGCTACGGTGACTTGGACTTGCGCCTCAAGTGTGATGAGGTTGCGGTTCCAGCCCACACCAGTGGTCGGTCCGCCGCCATTGGAGGGAGCTTTGGAGGTGTAGTAGGTAGCCATGTGCGTCAGTCCTTGGAATGTGAGGAAGATGATGGAAAGGGCGCCGATTGAGTTCGGCGCCCTCAGCGTCAGCGATCACGCGTCTGAGACTGCGGCGGCGAACACGGTTACAACGCCGTGATCCTTGAACGTGCCGGCAACGCCATGCTTGCGCATGACCTTGTTGCAGCCGACCAGCTCCTCGATGCCAATGCCCGTGAAGAAGTCGTAGTCGTCTTCCTTCTTCGCCGTAAACCTCGGTTCTTGCCCCCAAGCGACGGCAACCGCCTGCGCACCGCACAGGAAGTTGGCGGCGACGTTGATGGTGCCGTTGGAGAAGGCCGGGATTTCCGGGATTTCCCGGATGATCACGCCGTCGTGGATGAGATCGCCGTCCTGGAACAGCGGGTTCTTGTCCATGGCGCTGCCTTCACGCGCACGGGCATCGCGGTTGTTGGCGATGATCGTGCTGTCGGCCTTGAGATCACGGAAGCACTGCGGGTTGCAGAACATCACGTAATACTCGCGGCCGTCCTCCGCGTTGGAGCGGATCGGGCGGATATGCGGGTCGCAGGTCTTCGCCAGACGCTTGGCAACGCCGACCATGTTTGCGCTCAGCTTGTCATCGGTGTTGTCGACGTTGCCGATGGCCGTGGCGAACGTGGCCGAGTAGTTGCTGATCAGCTTGCCGAACAGCGCGCGGTCAGCGTGCGCCGCAGCCCAGGTGTTGAGCTGGGTCGAGGTGGCCGCCACGTTGCGCCCGCTGTCCAGAGGCGTCCAGAACGTCGCATTCTGAGCGCCCGAGAACGCCACCGAGCCCATGGCATCGATGATGCGGTCGCGCAGCCGGTTCATGCTCCACTCCTTGAGGAGCGGGCGCACGGCCTCGCGCGCGTTGCTGGCGTCGTAGTGCTCGTCCTGCTTGGAGAGTTCCACGGCATGGCGGGAGAACTGCACCGTCACGCTGTGGGTGTGCTTGCCAAGGCTCTCCTCCGAGCCGGACAGGCGGGTGTTGCCCTCAACGCCGGCATTGGCGAGGCGGCCAACCAGCGGGATGGTGAGCGACTTGCCGCCCGAGGTCATCTCGAAGCAGGTATGGATGGGCTTCATGGCGTCGTTGCCCATGTACGCGGCATAGCCCGACTCACGCACGTACTCGCGCCAATACTCGCGGCGATAGCGGATTTCCTGGAGGTCAGAGGGGGTCGTGGTGGTGGCCATGGTCTATCGTGCCTTCGGCTGGAACAAGGATTTGAAGAAGTCGTTGGCGCTTTCGACCACGGGCACTGCACCATTCGCTCGCGTGGCCGTGCTCAACGACGGCGGGATGTTCTGAGGCACGGGTGCGGGCTGCCTGATCCCATGCTTGGCAAGGATGCGGGCTTCGATTTCCGCTTCCTTCTTGGTTTCCCAAGCCTTGAGATCGGGGCCTATCTGCTGGGCGATGGTCTGGTTGTTCCGCCATTCCATGAGCGACTTGTAGGGGGACTTTTGCTTCATGAAGTAGCCACCAAGCCCGGCTTCATGAGCAGCCTTCACGGCAGCGTCCACCGCTTCGTCGCCATACTTTTCTCTGATCAGGTGCTCGGTGATATGCGCGGGCATGTTCTCCGCGACAGTCTGCAGTTGACGCCGCAAATGGGCGTTTTCCTGCAGCATGGCGCGGGCGAAGCCCTCGGGATCGCCGACCGGATCAAGCGGTGGTTGTTGCTGCTGTACTGGCTGCTGCTGTGCCTCAATGGAGCGCTGGAACATTGCCATCTGCTCACGCAATAGCTGGTTTTCACGCTCAGCCATTTGTGCGCGATGGCGCGTTTCCAGAAGCTCCGGCAGCGGAACTTGAGGTGTTGGCTTCGGCGGTTCCGGCGCTGGGGCCGGAGGTTGCGCGTCGGCCTGCTGTTCAGGAGCGGCGGGCTGGACTTCGGGCACCGGGGCCGGCTGCGGCGTCATCGGCTGCAGAATGGCCGCGATGTCTTGATCCATAGGCTGCTGCTGAACTACCTGCTGTTCCACTGAATTCTCCCGCTTGTCGTTGTGGAGCCACGAACCGCCCTGTATCGTCGGGCGCGACGAACCGCTCGAATGCAAACCGCCATCAATCCGCCCCGAGCGAGAGGCAGACTGAGCAAATGGAAAGGGTCTCTGGTAAGAAGCGTTCAGCCCCCGGCTGGGACAAAGGCTGGTCTCTCATCGGCGGCGATGCCGTTGACTACGAGGCCAGCCTTGATTTCGATAGGGTGATCCTGGAGCGACCTACTGCACCCAAGGCGTCGATGACGCCTCAAGGAAATCGGAACCCACGGGCGGAGACGGCAAGCCCTGCAAGCCATCAGGCGCCGGCTCTTGACCAGCCAAGCCGTTCGGAGGCGGAAGAGCCGCATCAGGCGGGGGCGGCGCGCCCGGAGGCGGCTGCGGGCCTGCCAAGGCGTTCTGAGGCATAGGCGTCGGCTGCCCCATGCCCATCATGCCCTTGGCTTCGTCTAGGGTCGTTGGCTCGCGATAATAGAACGGGAAGGCTTGCGTCGCCATTTCTGGGGGCAGGCCGATGCCCGCCAGCTTCGTGATCGTGTCGGCGCGCTTGGCTTCGATGTCGGCCTGGGCTTGATCGACCTTGGCGGCGGCGAGCAGTTCTTCAAGTTGCGCCATCCTCTTTTGCAGCTCTTGCAATTCGGGCGGCGGCGCCTTGAACTCCGCCATCTTGCGCAGGATTTGCTCTTTCTCGCCGATGTTGGAGAGTTCGATCAGCAGCTCGGGCGGTACGACGCCAGGCCCCAACTGCGAAAGCTGCTCCATCAGCTCCTCGCGCATGGTGACGGTATCGGGGCCTTCGTCCAGGATGATGTCGATGTCGATCTCTGCAGGCGAGTTCTCGACCTGCATCTGGCCGGTCTGAGGGTTGATGCCAACAGGCTTGTTGATGTGCAAGTGCTGGATGGCGTCGGGATCGCCGCTGACGCGGATGACCCGCTCCGTCGTCCAGAACTGCCGGATCATGTTCCAGTCACGGCGATAGACCCGCAGCTTCCACTCGCGGATGCGCTCGAAGACGGGCGACAGCTCCGTCATGCCAGAGTTCTGCTGGGCGAGGATGGCGCGGCCGGACTGCTTCTCGACGCCGCGCCCGATCAGGCCGGGATTGGGGCCAAGGTTCTCGATCTCGGCCTTGGCCTCCTGCAGCAATTCGAGGTTGCCTTGGATTTGCGCGGTCTGCTCCAAAACCTCAAAATTCTTGCCTGGGTTGACCTCGACGTGGCCATCAGGCTTGGCCAGCTCCGCCTTCATCTTGTCGATGTCGGCGACAGCGCCCGCCTCCGCTTTGGTCTGGCGCACGGTCAGAAGATGCAGCGCCTTCGATGAGCGCTTGTTGATCTCATCCTGAATGGGGATCATGTCGCGGACGACACCGTAGCGGTCGCCGCGCTCATCGACGTATGGGCTCCATGGATCGTAGGGGTTGACCGTTTCGCCGTCCTCGTTGACGTATGGCGACAGGCAGTCCATTGGCGGCGTGGTGATTTCCGCTCCCGAAACGGGATCAACCTGCCCTGTCTTCACCGGCTCGGCTGGGCATAGCGACACCGCGCCCACCAGGAAGTCGAACATCCAATTGCCCTGGTACTTGTACCAAAGCTCGATGATGAAGATGCGCCGGGTGTTCGGATCGACCCAGTTGCGCTCCTTATCGAAAAGCTGCGGGATGACGCCGCCGCTGTTGCCGACCAGGGCGCTGGTTGACATCTCCTCGATGCGTTCAGCGGCGAAGGGCAGCATCTCCTTCGCTTGATCGATGTCGAACCATTTGGCCTCGCCCATATAGAGGGCATCGCGGAAGTCCCATTCCAGCGAACGCGGATCATAGAACCACTCGTCGGAGCGGACCTTGTTCTTCTTGATCTCAAGGCCCTTCGGCGTGGGGACGACAACGCCCTTGTGCACGCCGATGCCCCGGATCAAACCGTCATTGGCGCCATCGCTGAAGATGACCTGGGACTTGTTGACATCCGCCACATAGCGCAGGCTGGCGGTGCCGACATAGGCTGCCTTCTCGCCTGACGGGTTGCGGGGAACGCCCTTCGGGTCTCGGCGCTGGGACTGCTCGATGCCGACGAGGAAATCGACCTTGCGCTTGATGCGGTTCTTGACGGTTGCGGGCTGCTTGCGGCGGCGCAGCGCCTTGAGCTCCGAATCCGTCCACTGTTTGCCGTGATAGTAGCGGCTGGCCACATATGCCTCCAGGTTCTCCGTTTCCTTGGCCTGCTCCCATGCGCGGTACATATCGAGCAAGCGATTGGCGGGCAGGCGCGGGGCCAGCGGCGGCGGTGCCGGCGGAATGACGGCTGGAACATCGCTCACCAGCGGCTCCGGCGACATGCCCATGGATGGCATGTCGGGAGGCTGGGCAGCCTGCTCAAAGGCGATGTAATCCGTCATTGCCATTGGCTAGATCGTCTTCCACTCATTCTCGGCTTCATCGCGAGAAGATCGGTAGTCGTCTCGATTGTTGGGCTCGATGACGGCAGGAACGCGGGCGCCGATCATGGCATCCAGCATCCGCCCAATCAGACCAAGCATGTCGTGCTGGTCGTCGGTTCGGCCTGCGGGAAAGCTATGCAGCTCAAGCAACAGGTCCGCCAACCATGGCGCGGTGCGCGGAAGATAGACTTTACGCATCGCGCATCGCGCTTGGAACGAGCGCCCGCGCGTCGGCTTGTCGGCGATAGATACAAACTGCTCGCGCTGGAAATAGACCTTGCGCTCAAGTTGCCGACGCTCAATGAACGGGCCAACGCTCTTGACGATTTGCCCATCCTCTTCAGCCCAGCACATGGGCTTGTACTGATTGGCTAGGTCTAGAAGCGCCTCAATCCAGAGGTTGGACGTGGTTTGCTGGCGCCAAATGTCGGCGATGTAGAGGTTGTCGTCGGGATCGACGCCGCAGACACCATGGACCGTGAAGTCGCCGCCCTTGGCCGTCACCGCGTAATCCGAGGCGCCGTAGTAGGTCAGATGCTTCGGCAGCTCGTCGTACCAGTTCCACCACTCGCGCTTGTAGTAGTCGCCCTCGTCAGGCGTGGGCTCCTGCTGGTAGAGCGCTGACCATTCGAAGGGCGGAACCTCGCGATGGCGAGCACGCAGGAACGCGCCATAATTGTATCCGCTTGGATCGTCCCACAGCCATTCGCCGGGCTTGCGTCCTAGCGGGTCGTTCTCCCTGGCGATGGCCGGCAGCGACAGGACGCGGATGCGATACTTGCCTTGCTTGAAGCCCTCGATGATGCGGCCGGCGGGATCGTCCATGTGCCAGCGCGTGTGCATCACGACGCGCTTGGCGCCCGGCTTCAGGCGAGACGAGAAATCGTTGATGAACCAGTCCCAGATTTTCTCGCGGATGAGTTCGCTGAACGCCTGCTCGCGTGAGCCTATGGGGTCATCGATAATGCCCAAGTCAGAGCGAAAGCCAGCGATGCCAACGCCCACACCAGCGGCCAGATACTCACCGCCCTCCGCCAGCGACCAGCGGCCTGCGGCTTGGCTGTCGGCCGCAAGCGTAACCCCCAATGTGCGGGCATGCTCACCGACCAGATTGCGGACCCGCCGGCCCCATTTCTCCGCCAGCGTGGTTGTATGTGACGCTGCTAGAACGCTGTTTCGGGGATGGGAGGCCAGATACCAGGAGGGAAGGGCTACGGACACATAGCTGGACTTGGCTGAGCCTGGCGGGGCGAAGATCAGCAGCGTGTCGTAGTCCTCGGCCTCCAGAAGGGCCTCGATCTCCTTGATGATGAGAAGGTGGTGAGGGGCCGGCTCGAAGCCTATGAGGCGGCACCAGCTAGTGAGGCTTCGACGAACCGTTCGGCGCCGCAACAGCTCTCGCGCTGCCTCCTGCGGCGATACTTGCAAGCTCAGCGTCATCCATTTCGGAGGCGTTTTTGGTGGTCACGGTGGATTCCACCTGTTTGACGTAGAGGCGATTGAGCTCGCCGCGCTTGACTTCAGCGGCAATGGCGGCGCTCAATTGGCCTCGCTGTTCGGCCTTATCTCGCAGCTCAGCGAGTTTTTGCATGTGCGCTTCGAGGGTTAGCGCAGCAGAGGCAACAACCTTATCCTCAACCTTAGCTTGCAGTTCGACAATTCTTAACCGCACCTTATCTTGTTTGAAGAACTGCGAGGCTTTTACGTGGATTGACGCGGGTTTAGCTTTGGAGTCGGGGTGGGCCGCTTTCCATGCTTCGGTTTGGCTTCCGCCGTTCTCCAGATAGGCTGCTAGGATTGCCTCGCTCTTGGGATCAAGAGGCGGCATTTGCTGCCTTCCTCGCCCTATCTCGCTCTTGGGCTATCGCCTCTCCCAACAGGAGTGGAATTCGATTGAATATGACCGGATCGTCAAAGCCTTCGGTTCGGCCACTTGCCCAGATGCGGTAGGTCTTTCCTGCTGACCGCACCTCGAAGACTGGCTTCTCTGCGCCACTCATACTGCCTTCCCTTTCCTCTTAGGCTTTGCCGGGGCTACGGAGGCCGCTGGCGGGGTTTCTGGCTCTTGGGCGGGGATTGGGGCTTCTGGTGCTGGGGCGGCCTCTACGGGCTCTGGCGCCAGCGTCATGGCCAGCTCCGCCTTGATCCGGGATTGATCCCATTTGGGATTGATGGTGATGCGCTTGCGGTTGGCGAGGGGGCCGCAGGAGAAAATGAAGCCCTGCTCCCCGTTCCAGCCCTCGACGGTGAATATCTTGGGGCGCTCGATGCCCATGTCATAGGCCCAGTCTACGACTTGGGAGGCTCTGACGGTCATGGGTGGCCTTGTGTTTAGGCGGGTTTGGGTGGATTGGACTGGGGGAAGACAGTCAGCGGGGCTATTTTTTGTACTGCTCAACCAGCCACTCTCGCAGACCTTCTAGAAGGTCCAGCTTCTCGCGGTGGGCGACGATAAAGCTGCCGGGATCGCTTACGACTGGCTGAACGTCCTTGACGTGCTTGATCAGCTTTATCGCGTTGAGGATCGGGGCGGCATCGTCTTCCCGAATATCCTCGTCCAGAACGACGACATAGCCTGAATGCCTATCCGTCATTTGCGCTTTCCCTTCTGAGCCTCGATGTGGGCGCGAAGGATGCGCTCAACGTACTTTGATACGGGCCGCTCGTCTTCCTTGGCCAGTTTCTTGATGGCCTCCACGATGTCGTGGGGCATCCGCATGTCCAAACGCGCATCTCTCTCTGCCATGCAGGTACAATAGCAGAGGGCGGAGCCTTGTGCAACGCCGTGTGGCGTTTGTTGTGCAAATCCTGCTTGACTGGCTAGCCTGTCTTGTTGTACGTTGTTGTACGAAACAAGCAACGGGAGCCGTCAAATGTCCGCACTCGCCACCCTCTACAAGAACGATCCGACCTTTTGGATGATCTTCCTGATCGCCGTAGCCTCTGGCTTGGTGACGCTCTTCCTGCTGGCGGTGTTCGTCAATGTGGCGTGCTTCATCGCGGACCTGATCGAGGACGGGGCCTTTGAAACCCTCAACGAGGAAGCCCCATGTCCACCTACATCCGCTCCCCCATCGCCCTTTGTCTCGGTGCCGTATTCGCTCTTGGAACGGCGGCGAGCTTATTCTGGGATGTCCGAAGCGCTGGAGACGTAACCCTAGATCACGTCATGACGGGGCTGGTGCTGGTCGGCACGATCAGCTCCGGCCACATGTTCTGGCAGCAGTTGCGGGGCTGGCGGGTCTTGCCGTGCAGCGGGCTCG